GGTGGTGCAAGCCTTCAGACCGTTACCGTAGAGGAAACGATTGCAGCCTAATACCTTTCGGGCGGTACAAAAGAGAGGCAAACCAAAATTCAAAGAGAAAGAATTATGGCACTTACAACTGAATTATTGAGAGCCAATGCGACCCTCGCAGGGCTTTCAGAGGAGCAGATTAACGCAGTAGTTGAAATGTCCCGAAACGATGAGACAGCCGTTATCGGGCAGAAGACTGGAGAGATTTATGGCGGCTTGGATGCAGATATCCTGGCAGCTTCTGGAATCGCCAAGAATGGAACGGAGAAGACCTACGATTATGCCAAAAGGGTAATCGGTGAAATCAAGGGTCAGGCTGGGAATTCCCAGAACCAGATAGCCGAGCTTACAAGAGAGAAAGCCAGGCTTGAAAAGGCTCTTGCCGAGGGTGCGGATGCTGAGACCCGAAAGGCTCTCAATAAGGCTAATGCCGACCTCGCCAATGTAACGAAGGAATATACCGAGCTAAAAACCAAGTATGACAATTCCGAAGCTGAACACCAGAAAGCCCTTTTCGGGTTGAAACTGGATGGAGAATTTGCCAAAGCTACCGCAGGGCTGAAATTCAAGGCTGACCTCCCTGCTTCCGTTACTTCTGTGATTCTTGCCCAGGCCGTAGAGAAAGTGAAGGCTATGAGTCCTGAGTACATAGATGATGGAAATGGAGGAAAGGTGCTTGCCTTCAATCAGAACGGTACTACAATGAGGAATCCTGAGAATAATCTTCGCCCTTATACTGCCACTGAACTGGTAGCAAAGGAACTGAAAGCTATGGGAGTCCTGGATGAAGGTCGCAAGCAGACTGGAGCAGGCACAGACCCGAATGCTGGAAGGCAGGGCGGAACTGGAGGAACTGTTGCAGACCTCTCTGGAGCAAGGACAAGGGATGAGGCCCACGAAATTCTCGCAAAGCAGCTTATGGCCCAGGGTTTAATCAATGGCTCTAAGGAGTTTGAGGAAGCTATGAGCAAAGCCTGGAAAGAGAATTGGGAAACTCTCAAAGCGTTACCTATCCGTTAGAAATATTATCAAGCCAGATAAAGGGTCAATCTGGAATTTATTAACTACAAAAAACCGTTTGAATTATGTCGCTTATTGCTACAAGATTACAGAACTGGCGAGTTGAAAATCCTGAGTTTGACCGCAATATGGCTCGCCCTCTGGAGTATGGTGCATTGGATTTCTTCATTGAGCAGACCAATGCCGCCAATTCAATTATTAACCCTAATCTGCGTGACCGTGCATTTGAGAGCATCGGAAATACCGTGCAGGTTCCGGTTATCAACTACGATGGAGATGTAACTGTCTCCAATGTTCGCTCCTGCGTGATTGCGGATGATGAGAACACTTCTGCTCTCTATACCGTGAACTGGGTAACCCTGGCCGTAGGTTTCACGATGGTTCCTCAGCTCTACCGCAACAATGAAATCTCCTACGAACACGACTTCGCAAGGAAGATGGAGAAGATTTGCCGTGCGCTGGCTACCTCAATGGATGTGCTGGCCATTGCAGCCCTGGAAGCAAACAAGACCCAGGTTTTCAAAGACCAGCTCTACTACACCGTCACTTCCAACTCCGTTCAGATTCCCTGGATTGCTCGTATGGAGTTCCTGAGCGATATGAACGCAATGATGAGGGCAAACGCTTACCCTGGTCTCCTTCACGTTATCGGAGGTGCAGGCTTTGACTCCCTCGTAAGGAAGATGGCCGAACACGACATCTACAATGATGTCAACAAGAGGCTGGAGTACGACAACAAGGTTTTCCACTACACCAACAACATCACCAACGAGAGCGGAGTCTTCGCTACTGGTTATGTGGTTGAGGATGGAAATGTAGGAGTCCTTACCAGGGTAGATAGGGAAGCCCTCAATCGTACTCGTGCGAACTTCCACGAGTGGGATGTAGTCCGCCTTCCTTTCATTGACCTTCCAGTAGGCTCACACTACTACACCGCAGTCGGAGACCAGTCAGGAGTAGCTGGAGATGCTTCAGCAGATATGGTCTGCAACGTGAAGGAATACTTCGGATTCTCCGTAGATATCGCCTTCCTCGTAGCCTACAACTCAGACCCTGCGACAGTCGCTAATCCGATTATCAAGGTTGAGCTTGCCACTCCTGGTACTGCCAATCCTTTCGCTGCTCCAGTAGAGGTAGTAAACGGAGAGGATAATCCAGTCTATACCTCAGCAGTACAGTAGCCTGAGGCTAAGCCACAAACCACAACTGAGGGGGAGGGACGCAAGCCCCGACCCCTCTTTTGATTAAGTCAAGAGGAAAACAATGGTACGATTACAAGAAATACAGAACGCTCTGCTCCCAGTAGTGGGCTGGCAGCAGGATTACAATCCGCAGAATCAGATAGACGAAGCCCTCTGTCAGTCCGAGAGCGGCCTTACTTTCCAAGGGGCGCACCCTCTCTGCACCCTGGCCAATATCCGTGCTATTATGCCAGATGACTATCTTTTCAAATATCCAGACTGGAATGCGGCCAAAGCCTACAACCCTGGCGAGAAGGCAAAGAGCGGAGGAAAGGTTTGGGAGGCCGTTTACGCCAACATCAATTCCGAGCCTGCGGACAATAATCAGAACTGGAAAGAATACAATATGCTTTCCGACTTTGTCAGGGGTATTACCCTGAACGGAATCAATACCGCTATCCAGCAGTTCATAGAGCAGAAGCAACTCCAGAGGGAGACCAGAAGCCTTCTTGAAAGGAGGACATTCTTTGACGGAGCAGCCAGGCTGCAAGCCACTATTGACCCTACTGGGAAGATAGTAGGCTTTGAGATAGTTCCAGTCCGTTCTATGGGAGTAACAACCAAGATAGAGAGGATAGGCTTGCAGATGGTTGGAGGAACTGGCACAGTCCGTCTGTATCTGTTCCATTCTTCCCAGGTAGAGCCAATGAGGGTAATAGACCTCAACTATCAGAACACAAAGGGAGCGTTCCAGTGGTTTACTCCGAGCGAGCCGATTTACCTTCCGTATATAGCTGGCTCAGATGGCGAGGGGAATGACGCTGGCGGTGCTTGGTTTTTGTGCTATAATCAGAACGAACTTCCCAGGGGTATGCAGGCACTGAATGTCAGCAAGGACTGGAGTAAAGCACCTTGCGAAATATGCAATGGCTACCTGGCTATGGAAAGCTGGAAAGAGATAACGAAATACCTTCAGGTTTCCCCTTTCAGCATCCACGCTCCAGCCGATTTCGCTACTTATCCTGAACTATTTGATATTGGAGAACTGGGCTACACCAATACGATGAACTATGGAATGAATGTGGAGGTCTCCGTAGGGTGCGACCTGACTGACACCATCATAAGCCAGAGAGCCATTTTCGCAAATGTAATCCAGAAGCAAGTTGCCGCCTCCGTGCTGAGGACTATTGCTATGAATCCCGATGTAAGGGTAAATCGCAACCAGGTCAATGTAACCAGGGATGAACTTTTGTATGAGATTGATGGCTCACCGCAGGGAAGGCCGAGCGGTCTGGGATATGAACTTCGCCAGGCTTACAAGGCTCTGTCCTTTGATACCGAGGGACTGGATAGGATATGCCTCCAGTGCAATAATCATGGAGTCAAATACCGTACTGTTTAACCTATGAATTAATTTTGGAGAAAAAGGCCATTTTCGGGGCTTGAAATCAAAGATGGATAAATCCCTTACTTTTGGTCTTAATGGCTCTAAAAACGGCCTAAAAACACTGAAAACGGAAATATGGGAATACTTAATGATTTGCTTGCGAGAGTTCGTGCGGTGGAGAGCGGCCTGGAAGGTGGCTCTCTGGTGCGTGATGCCGTAGTGAATCACGGAGAGGATATCCTGGAGTTGCAGCGTCAGCAGTTGTTTGAGGGCAAGGCTTCAAGTGGAGAGGATTTGAGGCCGTATTATTCCGAGGATATAAAGCCGAGGGGATGGTTTCACTCAGTGGAGAGCGCAGGCAGGTACGCAGCCTGGAAGGATTCAGCAATCAGTTATCCCTACTCAGCGCAGCGCAATCCAGATGCTCCCAATCTCTATGTAAACGGAAAATTCCACAATGAAATAGGGGTGGAATTCAGAATGGATGATGTGGGGATAGTTCCTGAGACTAATTATGCCAAGACCATTATGGAGAAATACGGTCTCAATTCATTTGGCTTGATGTGGCAGAAATGGACTGAACTTTTTGAGAAGCGAGGGGCTTTTGATGAACTAATGCAAGGCTTAAAACGAATACTGTATGTCTGAAATAAATGCACCGATAATTCCAGATGCCGTAATGCTTGACAGGGTGATAGGCTCAATCCAGCAGGGGTTAGTTGATAATCTGCCCTGGCTGGATGCCGCTTTTGGCAGGAGTCAGAGGCTTACAAAGGAAATGAACGGCAAGAGGATAATTACCCCGAATGTCTATTGCGGAGGCTGGAACGGCCACGGAGAGAATGACTATATAGAGGTCAGTCCCGATTCCAAGATAGGCAATTTCACTTTCTTTGAGATTGAAGAACCGCAGACACTTACGCCAGGCGTATGGGCGAGGTCAATCAAAGCCCCTTTCAGCCTCATTGTCTGGTTTGATTTGCGTAGGGTTTACGGCATTGCGACTAACCGCAATACTGAATATCTGAAAGCCCAGATTTTGAGGGTGCTTGAAGGTCGGGCTGAGTGGCATCTTCCGCAGGGGCGGCTCACGCTTAATCGCATATATGAGAGAGCTGAGAACATTTACCGAGGCTATACACTTTCCGAAGTGGATAACCAGTATCTGATGCACCCTTTCGGGGGTTTCCGTTTTGAGGGTGTTCTTGAATTTGATGAACTTTGTTTTACTGAGAATATATGATGACTATCGTAGTCTTTGGGTGGAGCGTTTTGATTGTGGCTTGTATTGCCGCTTTTCTGCTAAGCCTGGCAGTGAAATGGGGCTGGCTGGAGTGGCTGCAAGTTCACGCTCCCAATGCTTTTTTTGAAAAACTGTTCAACTGTCATTTCTGCTGCTCCTGGTGGACTTCCCTGGGGGTATCAGTCATTCTGGCCATTATCCTTCAGTGCTGGTGGGTTCTGGCCGTTCCGCTTTGTAGTACGGTAATCGCAGTGAGGTTATGGTAACGGTCAAAATAGGGAAACACTCGGTGGAGATGTACGATGCGATAGATGAAATGCCTATCGTGCGTTTTCACAAATACCAGAAACTGCTCTTGATTGATGCAGGGGTGGGGGCTGATATTGCTTCCTTTGACCAAAGGCTTGAAAAGACCAGGCGGTATTTACTTTCTGGGAAACCTGACAAGGCGCAAGCGGAACTGGCAAATCTTAGGCAAAGCGTATTTCTTATTCAGAGCGGTATCAATCCCAGGCATAGAGCGTTTGCGGTACTGATACATAAACTTGACGGAAAGGAATGTGCGGATTTGTCCGATGAAGGGTTGGAAAGGCTGCTCGGCCAGTTGCAGGAAGCCTCCGTAGGGGAGATAACCGCTCAACTTGAAGCGGTCAAAAAAAAAATAGACTCGGAACTGACTTTGTACTTCCCTAATTTATTCGGGGGAAGCGAGGTAAAAGAGTACTATGACCTCCTGAAGAAAAGAACGCTGGCCGTTCTGCAAAGAATAATAGAAGGCGAAAGGAATCCTGAGGGGGACAGTGAGATAGAGAGCCTTACTACGGCTCTGATTACTTATAGCAATCCCAGGAATTTCACTGGAAGCGGAAGCGAGGAAATCCAGTTTGACAGAGAATTTGAGAATCTGTGCTTGGCATTGAGCGAGCAGTTACATATCCAACCGAAGGGCTGCACCGTATTGGAATTCTATAACGCTTTTGACTTTTTGAAGGAGAGGGCGAGAGAGGCCAGAAAGGGGCAAAATAGAGGCTTTAAGGGTTAGAGCAATATAATTTATCATTTGAGAGTTAAATGGCCGAAAAACGGCCTAAAATGAAAAAATAACTATGGATAATCCGAATCCTATCCGATACAGTGATTTAATCACTCCAGATAACTCCATTGAGCAGCTTATTTCTCAACTGGAGGCTCTAATCTCCAAGTATGAGGACTTGCGGAGCAGGGTGCAGACCGCAGCGTCCGAAACCGCAAAGGAGATGAAGAATCTTTCTGGGGCTACCGAGGAGCAGAGGCAGGCCATTCTGAAAAGCACCGAAGCCTCCGATAAACTGCTGGCAGAGTATCAGAAGATAGACAATGAACTTCTGAATGCAAAGAAGGCGCAGGCTGAGGTCAATGCCGTAAATAGGGAATATTCCCAGATAGCAAAGCTGCTGGAGCAAGTAAACCGCTCAAAAGAGGGGTCATACAATAGGCTTTCCGCTCAGTACAGACTCAATAAGATTGCCCTGAATGAGATGTCCGAGGCAGAACGCAAAAGTACGGAATATGGCAGGCAGTTGGAGACTGAGACAAAGGCCATATACGAGGAAATGAATCGCTTGCAGAAGGCTACTGGAATGTCCCAGCTCCAGGTGGGTCAATATGAGAGGGCTTTGGGGTCTGCATTGGGGGTCAAGGGCAAGTTTTTGTCCGTGTTGACTGATACGAACAAGGCTACCGAAACTTTCAAGGGCATCCTGAATGTCCTTAAAACGCCTCTGGGAGCAATAATCGGATTGGTAGGAGCGGCAGTAGCGGCCTTCAAGCTATTCAAGGATAGCATCCACGAAACCCAGCAGACCGGGGATGCGTTGGATGTGGAGGTGGCTGGCTGGACTAATACCTGGGATTTGTTCAAGAAGTCCATTTCAACCGTTGATTTCTCCATTTTTATTCGCAATGCTGCGGAAGCAGCCAGGGCTGGAAAGGAGCTGAAGATGGTGCTGGATGAAATGTTTGAGCGCACTGCTTCCACTCGTTTGATGAAGGCGGCTATGAGCCAGCAGAATGCAGTCCTGGAGGAAACGATGCGAAATACCCAGCTATCTTATGATGAGAGGATAGCGGCAGGGGAACAGTATCTGGAGAATATGCAGCCTATCTATGACCAGGAGGTAGAATCCGCAAAGAGAGTCAGGGATGCGCAGATAGAAAACCTTTTTGCTCTGACCAAGACCAGGGAATATGCTTCCAATGAAGAAAGGGAGGCAGCGAAGCAGGCTTTTGCCGACAATATCAAGAATTATAACTTGAACGAGGACTTGATAAAGCAGGCAAAGGATTATCAGGAAGCCCTCAAACAACAGAGTAGCCTGGAGAGATTGATAGCCCAATATCATACTCAGGGAGCGAAAGACCCTCGTGTCATTGAGAGTCTGAACAGACAGAAAGCTGCCCAGGATGCGATAGTGGAAAGCACTTCGGAGGCCGCAAAATCTTTCACTGGATTCATTGACCAGTATAGGCTGACCAATGATGAGCAGGTGAAAGCCTATGTAGATGCAGAGGTGGCTTACAATGAGGCTCAGGCGGCAGTTTACAATGACCAGAAACGCTTTATCAATTCGCTCAATTCCCTGCGGAATCAGGCTGCAAACGAACAGAGGACAAACGCTCAGAACGCAGCAAAGGAGGCCGAGAGAATTGCGAAGGAGCAGGCAGCAGCCGAGAAAGCCAGGCAGGAGGCTGAGGCTAAGGATGCAGCCGAGCGTGAGAGAATCCGCAAGGAGGAAATCAATCAGCAGAAGCAATACCTTCAGGCTCAATTACAGAGCGTACAGTTGCAGATAGCAGTAACTGAAAAGGGGACTCAGACATATCTTTCTTATCAGGTAGAAGCCATTGAAAAGCAGAGGGAAATAGCCCTCTTTGAAAATGCACAACTGACGGAGAAACTTCGCCAGGATGAAGCGGCAATAAACGCCAAATATGATGCGGAAATACTCAGGACTACTGCTGATTTCAATACCCAGCTTGCTCAGAGAGACCTCGCTGCCTTCCAGGATAGAGCGCAGGCGGAGTTTGAACTTATGGACTGGAATGAACGGCAGAAGACGGTCTTCCGTCTGGAGCAGGAGAAGGCCAGGCTGGAGGCCATTTTGGAAATCAATAAGACTGCCTCAGAAAAGATGACTGCGGATGAGATTTTAGCTATCCAAACTACCATTGAAGGCATCAAGAAGGAAATAGGCCGTACTGGTTATAGCAATCTGTATGAGTTGCTGGGGCTGAATCTTGACAGTAAGCAACAGAGTGCGTTGAACACTGCCCTGGGAACTGTAAAAGATTCCCTGGGAGGGCTTGCTGATTCTTGGAAAGCTACTGCTGACGCTGCAAAGAAGGCGGCAGATGACCAGGTAAGTGCAGCGCAGAAGATACTGGATGCCCAGATAGAGGCCAGAAATGCCGGATATGCTAATGAGGTTGAAACTGCCCGAAAGGAGTTAGCCCTGGCTCAGAAGAATAGGGAGCAGGCTCTGAGAGAGCAACAGAAAGCACAGAGGGCGCAGCTCACCCTTGATTCTCTGGAGCAGGCGAGTAGCCTGGTAACCGCTTCGGCTAATATCTGGAAAGCCTTTGCCAAATTTCCTCCAGTTGCACTTGCAGCGATAGCTACGATGTGGACTTCCTTCTTGGGAGCGAAAATCAGGGCGGCTCAGGTAACCAAGTACGGAGAGGGAACGGTTGAACTGCTGGAGGGTGGGAGCCACGCAAGCGGTCACGATATTGACCTGGGTACGAGACCAGACGGTACTCGCAGGAGGGCAGAAGGCGGAGAGTTCTTTGCGGTTATCAATAAGAGAAATTCCAGGCGTTTCCGCAATGTGATTCCCGATGTCATAAACTCCTTGAATGATGGAAGTTTTGCAGACCGTTATCAGAAGGCCAGTGCTTCAATGGCAGGACTGGCGGTTGGAATGATTGGAACGGATGTTTCTGGCCTGGAGAGAGATGTGGCTGCTATACGCAAGCAGGGGGATGAAACCCGATACATAGACGGAGAGGGTAATACTGTTATCCGATACAAGAATCTGACTCGTAAAATCAAAAGCTAATGAATCCGATTTATAAGTTTGAACTGAACGGTCAGCCGTGTAGTCCGATATATAGCCAGGGGCTTGAAAAAGGTTTTGACTTGCAGGCCGAGGAACAGTTCTTCAGGGAAACGCTCTCTGGAGAACTGACCTTCGTTTCGGGAGACTATGCAATGATTCAGGCTATGCCGATAGACTTCCAGTTCCTGCTGGATTTGTATATATCCTATGATAGAGGCCAGAGCTGGACTCTGTACTGGCAGGGAACATTCTGGAAGACGGATTGCCAGTTTGATATGGACGGAAAAAAGGCCATAGTGAAACCTACTGCAAAAGACGCATATTTGAACGTTTTGGCTGGTATTGATAGGGAATATAACCTTATAGACTTAGCACCCGAAATTCGGGCTATAAAGGCCGATAAACGGCCTCTTACGCAGATATATGTTCCAGGGGAGACCACGATAGGCTGTTTCCTATCTGGAATGTGGTGGGAGCAGGAGTGCGAGGCCATAACCAATACCAGTGACTTGACTTCCGTCTATCATTTTGGTTTGAAGGGCAACTACCGAGTATTGGAGACTTCTGGAGATGTCTATCCTCCAATCCCAGCGGTGATAGTAGGGGATGTCCCCACTACGACAAATTACACGATAACTCAGGGCAATTATCGCTTTGAATACTCACGGAGCAGCGCAGGTTCTGGGAGATATAGGGAAATATATTCAGTGTATGTGCAGGATGTCCTATGCTGGCAGGCTGATATAACTACGAATAATCCAGGGGTAATTCCTAATACGGTCTTTCTTTCGCCAGTGGCTTCCGCTTCTGGAAATCTCACTCTGTATATGAAGGATGTCTCAGTATATGGAAGGCTGATAGTTGATACTCCGACTAACTTAGGTGTTCCTCTTCCGAGAATCCCAGAAGATGATATAGTTCCTGACAATAGGAACTATCATTATTGCAGTCCTTTCACGCAGTTTGATGTAGCATTTTCTGCTGAGCTTTGGCCGACTCCGACTCAGTGGGGAATGTATCAGCCAGGGCAATATTATCAAGTTCCAGACCAGCAGCACGATTATTTCCCGATTGGACGGAGTATGTGGGATGCTTCCTCGCTCTGGATTGTGAGCGCATTGCATCCAGCAGAAAGCCAATGGAGACAACCTTTCGTAATCAGGGATGCTTATCCCCTGGCTTCTGTTATATCCGTGCTATTGGGACAGATTGCTCCTGAAATTACCCACGAGGGAAATGCCAGCTATTCGGATTTTCTCTACGGCCAGAATGCTATCAGGGAGGTAGAACAGACCCTTTTGCTCACTCCGAAGTCAAATATCATATATTCAGGCTACGACCAGCCAGCCCAGAAAGCTCCTATCACGCTGAGGAATGTGCTGGATATGTTGAGAGATTGCTTCCGTTGTTACTGGTGGATAGATGAGTTCAATAGATTCAGAATTGAGCATATCCAGTATTTCCGTAATGGAGGCTCTTACAATACCGCTCCAGCAGTGGCGATAGACCTTACTTCGGAGAAGGTGCTGAGGAATGGAAAACCCTGGGCCTGGGGGATGAATAAATATAGCTACGAAAAGCCTGAAATGACTGCCAGGTATCAGTTCGGCTGGATGGATGATGTAACGCAGCAATTTGAGGGGTGGCCGATTGATATTCGTTCCAAGTATGTCAATGCTGAGAAAATAGAGCAAATTACCGTTAATCTAATGACGTCTGATATTGATTATGTCCTGCTGAATCCCAATGAAGTCTCAAAGGATGGCTTTGTGCTTCTATCGGCAGTAGCCTCTCAGGGAAGTGATTATCAGTACGAGCTTCCTTATTTGACCTTCCAGCAGGGATTGGCTCAGTCTGTATTACAGAACGGATATGCCGCTTTCGTTTTCCTGCAAAGGTATTATTCCTATGATTTGCCAGCCAGGAACTATGAAATTAACGGAGAGCAGGGAATAGCCCTGGGGGTCAAGAAATTAAAGATTCAGGATGTCAGTTTTCCTGCAATTTATGACCCTGATTTATTCAATTTAATCCGCACTTTTTTGGGTGACGGACAAATTCAGAAATTATCAATAAATTTGTCAAGCAGACAAGCTACTGTAACGCTGAGATATGACACCGAATAACAACCTTTCCGTACTGCCCTGGTACGATTCAATAGAGAAGCAGAATGCCCGAAAATGGTGGGTATTCGGCAGGGTATATCCTTTGTTTACTCCAGCAGGATATATATTGCCTTTTCAGCTTATAGTACCTCACATTGAGACTCCTTCAATCACTTCCGTAGCACTGTATAATGGCAATACACACCAGATAATCGGAGAGTATGGAAATAATTTTATTTCTGGAGGCTTGACGATTAAGCAGTTCACTGAGTATGATGTAGTGGTATTCCCTGGCTCTGGAGCTATTTTCGGCTCTATGGAAAACGGAAGATATTACCTGAGTATGGAAGTGAACGGAGTTACCTATTATTCCGAGGTCTTTACAGTTGTAAATGACATTCAGCCTTATCTGGAGATTGAGTGGTGGAATGTGGAGGACTTTGTTATGGACGCTGGAACGATTGTCTATACCGAGCCTTCCTTCAGGAATAGAATGTTTCTCCAGGCCGATATTGCCAAGCCAGAATATCTCTTTGAGGAAGAAGGCGAGAGCAGGGATGGCTATTTCTTCCCTACGAAGCAGATAAGCGAGAAAAGATACAGATTCAGCTTCCTGGCCTCTGAATATCTATTGGATGTAATGCGGTTTATTAGGATGGCCGACTATGTGAAAATATACAAGAATGGCCAGACCTATTCTGCAGACACTTTCCTTATTACTCCTGAGTGGGAGGCCGAGGGAGATGTGGCTGCGGTAAGTGCTGAATTTGATACCGATACCGTAGCGAAGAAGATTCCGTTCATAGTAGAAGGCATAATCCCTCCGACACCTGGAGAGCATTATCTTACGGTCAGTCCGTCCTCAATCACTTTCCTTCCAGCAGGCCAGACAATCGCTCTGAGCATAGTATCGGATATAACCTGGGTTCTGTCGCTTCCATCCTGGCTGAGTGCGGATGTGCTTACTGGTACTGGAAATGCTACGATACAGCTCACCGCTCAGGCTAATAGCGGTCAATCCTCTAACACTGGGAATGTGGTAGTCTCAGGAGAGGGAATAACAAGGAATGTCTCTGTATTGCAACCAGCAGCCGATACTGCTTATCTCTCTGTCTCTCCTACGAGTATCAATTTCAATGCAGCAGGTCAGACGGTATCAGTTTCCGTCAATGCGAGTGCTGGACTGGCCTGGACTTTGGCAGTTCCAAGCTGGGTAACCGCAAGCCAGTTGAGCGGAACTGGAAGTGCGAATATAACTCTGACTGCTCCTGCGAATACGACTGGAAGTGCAAGAGCAGAGGCTTATGCGGTATTCTCAGCAAGTGGAGTTTCCAATGCGAATATAACTCTGAATCAGGCAGCTCAGATAATTCCTTCCCTCTCTGTTTCTCCGAATGATAGGGTTTACAATAGCAGGCCACACACTTTCTATTATACCGTAACTTGTAACGGAAGATGGGAGTGTGTATCAAGCAGCGCACCGAGCTGGCTTACCTGCTCATCCAGTGGAGAAGGGAATGGAACAGCTACAATCGTCTTGACTCAGAACACTGGGGCTCAAAGGCAAGGTACATTGACTTTCCGAATGACGGATTATCCGTCAGTAACCTATGAGGTGAGGATAACTCAAGAGGAATATGTGCCTACTATAACCTATGAGCTTGAGCTTGGTGTTGCTTCCAAGACGTTGGGAGCAGGCGGAGAGAGCTATACGTTGGCCGTTCAAGGTATTACAAAAACCGATGGCGTTGAAACCAGTCGTGTCCCTCTTTCTGCTTCGGATTTGACTATAACACAGACTGGAAGCAATGCGATAAGCCGAGAAGGGTTGACATTCTCCGCTCAGGACTTGGGTACAACTGTTACGAGTGCGGAGACGGCCAATTTCGCTATGGTCTGGAACGACCATACAACCGCAACGGCAACATTCGTTTGCAAGCAACAAGCGAACACCCGAACGGTTTACAGTTCCACAACTACTTGGGCCGACCATTTGCCCGACCCTATCATTTGGAGTACAAGCGGTACGGCCATCGCTGATTCGGAAGGCGATTCCGTTGTACTAAGTCCCGATGTTGATGAAATAACAACGGTCACTTTCCGTTATACAAGCGGCCACACGAACACGGAAACGGCAACAATCAGACACGAAGGTACGTGGGGAATAAGCGGAGTTGGTTTCGGAATCAATAACAACGTTCTGAGTGTAACGGCTAACACGGCCCATACGCAAAGGACTGGGCGGTTGACATTGACATACGAAAGGGGATTACCGGACAGTCCCGACCCTTATATCGTCACACGTGATTTGACGCAGCAGCAAGATACGACCCTTCCTATTGGAATGGTATTGCGAGTTATATCAAATGATTACGTATATGAAAATCCCACACTTCGTCCGGGTGATGTATTACGATGGGAAAAGGGTCCAAACGAACCATCGCCTTTCCAATATGTCTATACGGCTCTGTATCCAAGCGTAGGCGATAAAGCATATACATCCACCGCGATGTCAACAGAAGCCGGAACGATTATAAGTGTTACATATCCTTAAAAAATAGAACTATGACAAAAGAAGAAGTAAAGGCTTTAATAAAAGCCAAGATAGAGGGACAAGGCACAAACGTTGATGCTGGGTCTGTACTACCTGCCATCCTTAACGGCATACTTGATTTGATTGATGGCGGTGGCGGTACTTCCGATGCCGTGCAGTATATCCCTCAGACCTTGACCGAAGCCCAACAGATGCAGGCAAGGACAAACATCGGAGCAGGAACATACTCAAAGGCATCCGAAGGCATCCCCAAGACCGACCTGGCGAGTGCCGTGCAGGACAGCCTGGGCAAGGCGGACACTGCAATTCAACCCGCCGAGTTCAATGAACTTGAAGAAGAGGTTGGAACCATCGGTAATGGTGCGTATGAAGAAGCATGGGATGGTTCTTCTGCTCCCGTCGTTGCCAACATTCCCGCCGGAGTTTCCGTGACGTACAATGGCACGTCTTATACCGGAACTCTCGCGGCTTCCGCTTCTACCGTGGACAAGATTTATCTTGTCTCGGACGGAAACGGGAACTATGACAGATATGTTACCATTGAGAATAGCGGCACTTACTCCTGGAAGAAAGTAGGAACCACCGCAATTCCTTTGTCTGACTATGCCACCAAGACAGAAGTCAGTCAGTTAGAGGCCGATGTAAACGGTAAAACCATCTTATCCTATTCCGGGGCTCAGTCTATTCGCACCCTTGACGAAACGGTAACACAAAATACACTTGCTCTTATAAAGATAACTGGGAATCCAGAAGATATAAATGATATTGCCTTTTTGGGAAGTGACTCCACGAACCTGTTAGATGTAGTGCGTGTTGATTTTAAAGAGTTTGTTGTCGCAATCCCTCAAAACACGGCAAAAGTGGGTATTTACCAAAAAGCGGGAAAAACATTAAACATAACAATCACCATCACAATTATTGGATTGGAGCAGGAGCGGGAGTTGTCCAACCAAGAAAAAGGCATCATAATAGATGGACTTGCTTGGACATCTTCAATTTGTTCTCTTTATAATTCAGTAAAGTGCATCCGTTTCTATGCACCCGGCAATCGCAATATACCATATCTTCGGTTATTCGGATTCTATACGAACAAATTGCAGATGTCGGTATCATATAATAAAAACACAAACATAGATTTTACCGCACCTGCAAGCGAAAGACCAACGGGATTAAAAACACATATCCTTAAAAATGGGGATAGCCAAATTGCAGTGACCGTTGATTGGGATGTTTTTACATCGAATTTTGCGGACAATAATTATCGTCTTGGTATTTTTCTCAACGATTATTCCGGGGCTATTATTCCAACTATTAATGAAAAGATTGATAAGTCCGTGCAAGAACTTGACCTTTCCCGAATCAAAGAAACATCCGAGCAAGCAGGAGAGGGCATCGGTGCTTCAAATTTCAACAACAGTTGGATATACTGCCCAAATAAATCATTCACGAAGGATGGCTATTTGTCCGAAATTGGGTTCAAGGCCGGGGCAGATTGTACCTTGACAGTCTATGTTGGAGAACTTGACCAGCGATACCTTTTCATTCCTCGTTCTTCACATTCATTTGCTTGTATTTCCGGGGACAATGTGCTGGATGTGGAATCGCAGAAGATTGCCGTTTATGCCGGAGAATTTATTGCGTTTAGAGCAAGCACGGGCGGTGTTAAGTTTAACAATGCAACCGCTGGTGACCCTCTTTCGGAAAATTCATTCCTCTATAGTGCCAACAACAGTACAAACTTATTTCAGTTGCAAGTATATGGGGCACAAAAGATTTTCAAGATAAACTTCTACGCAAAGACAACTACCGATGTCTTTATCCAGCAAACCCTTGAATCTTTGAAACTTCAAGCACAAATTTCCACGATGGGGGAAACGGTCGGTAGTATTTCATCTTCGCTTGGCATCGTGAACGACGCACAGGGGAACAAATACCGTTTGAAGGTTGTAAGCGGTGCGGTAGTCGCCGTTCCACTTAATTTCCGGAATGTGCTTTGCGTGGGCAATTCCTTCACCGTGCATCCTACCACAACGGACACGGGGGCCGCATTTGTTACCTCTTATTGGTGGGGGCATTGGGCGATGGCGGCATCTTCCCCGAATGTTGCGTGGCCTAAACTCCTTCAAAACGCCCTTCGTGTCAAGCAGAACGATGCGGTTGTTACACCCATATTCGGAAGGCCGTATGAAACTGGGGCGTATGCCCTTACGGACGACGATGCCTTTGTCTATTGGGAAAGCGGGACAAGAAAGTCCTTGAAGGCAAACCTCGCATCCTTCTCCGGGGTTGACTGCATCGTGTTTTTCCTGGGGGACAACTACACGGGGAGCGATTGGGAAACGAAGTTCAATGCGATGTGTGAACAATTTGCAACTTGGTTTCCGTCTGCCTCCATTTATTGCGTTGGTGCGGTTGTAAGTTCTTCCGTATCTTCTGCAATCCAAAATGTGGCAGGAGCGAAGGGTTATCCGTTCATAGATGTCTTATCCATCAAGACCCAGCCCCTCCGTAGCCGTGAAGGAAATTTCGTACTGGGGGACGATAATGCCTTGCACCAAATCAACTATTCTGCGGTAGGAAACCATTTCGGTGACTACGGGCAATTCAAACTGAACGAGAAGATAGCCACCGCACTCGGTGTCACTCCAGTAGCAGTTGCCTACGCCGTCACCCTTGAATCGCAGTTGCTTACACTTCTGCAATACAATTACCTTGAAGATTCCATCGTTTCAATCTTTGCAGATGATACCGTGAACTCTATTACGGTGGTAGATGCGGATAATAACGCAATTACCGCGACATCACATTCTACGGACTACGGAAAGATTTTCACTTTCACGATGCCCGCAAGCGATGTGTCGGTATCTGCGGTAACATCTTAACTTCAACCCATAATTGGGTAAGTTGTTAAATTATAACGACAGATGGAAACAAACATTTGGGTTGAACTTGCAAAATTGGCCGTCGCTTTCCTTGGTGGCGGCGGCCTTTGGGCTTGGATAAAAGCCCGCGAAGATAAGCGAAAAACGCCTTATGATATGTTCCGGGATTTGTTGATGGAGCAAAAAAAGTTCTATGAAGAACGGAACGCGGATTATGAACGGGAGAAATTAGATTCGGCCGAAAAATCTTCGGTTATAATGCAATCGCATTTTTGTAAGCATAGGTATAAGGACCCGGAAATCGTATGCCCGGTGGACGAAGCCAACGACGCGCGGTTGAAGAAACGTTGCGACCGTGTGGGATATTGCCCTTTGGAGAACGAGCCACAACAAGAAAAAGAAGATGATAACGGCAAAATATTTCAGCGAAAGTGAATTCAGGCGTTGCACGCCACCCTGCTCTCTCCAGGATATGAGCCAGGCATTGATGCTGAGGCTTGACAATGCTCGTTATACTGCTGGAATCCCCTTTGTGTTGAATAGTGCATTCCGTTCCGTAGCTTATGAAAAAAGCAAGGGAAGGGCTGGCACATCCTCTCATTGCAAGGGGCTGGCTGTTGATATACGGTGCAATTCTGACACAAATCGTTGGAAGATAGTGAAAGCTCTTATTGATAACGGCTTTACGAGGATAGGAATAGGCAAGACCTATATCCACGCAGATTTAGACACCCAAAAAACTCAGGGAGTGATATGGCACTATTACAGATAATATGGCAGTTACCGCAGATTCTATTGGGGATTTTATTGCATCTTTATTATTGCGGAAGGATAGATGCAAGGGGCATTTATAAAGGGGTGCGTTATTTTGTCATCCACGATATGCCTGGAGGGGGGATTTCGCTTGGTAATGTTATATTCGTAAGGGCGGAGTTTGAACGGAATCCGACACTGTATAAACACGAATATGGGCATACACGCCAATCGCTTTATTTGGGGCCTTTGTATCTTTTGGTAATAGGTTTACCGTCTTTGATTCACGCGGCCTTGTATCGTCCGGAAAAGGGTAATTATTACGATTTTTATACAGAAAAATGGGCTGACCGTTTAGGAGGCGTAAAACGATAAGTTTAATGGAGGGCGCACCCCAGGAATAATAATGCGTTAATCTTGGTTTAGTGGGGTGCAGCCCTTTTTTATTGTAACAATGAAGAAATATTTAATTATTGCAGCAGTCGTGCTGGCTTTCCTCGCAGTATTGGGAATCCAGCAAAAGAGTATAGAAAGGCTCTCCAATGAGAGAGACCGCTATAAGGGTAATTCCGAGGCGTTGTTAACCGATGTGGAATATTTCAAGGTCAAGGATAGCCTTAGTGCAGCCAGGGTAGAAGCCCTGGAACTGACCATAAAGGAGTTTGAGCGTTTCCGCTCTGAAGATGCAGCCTTGATTAAGAGCCTCCAGGCCAGAAACAGAGACCTGGCTGCGGTCAATACTACGCAGATGGAGACCATCATTGCTCTATCCTCTGTTCCCAGGGATACGGTTGTTATTCGGGATAGTATTCCTATCAAGGCGGTGGCAGTTCACGCTGGGGATGCCTGGTATGATTTTGATGGTGTTCTGACTGAAAATGAATTCAGCGGAACGCTGCACAATAGGGATTCCCTGATACTGGCCGAGACTGTGAAATATCACCGCTTCCTGGGATTCCTTTGGAAGACAAAGAGGGTGGATGAAAGGCAGGCCAGTGTATTGAGCAGGAATCCTCATACTCAGATAATAGGAGTAGAACATATAGTTTTAGAGAAGAAATAATTATATTTGTTTCCGTATAATGCCATATAGATATATTATTAAGGTTTTAGGGTTAGGATGCCAGGGATGTTGTGAAATATCCTTGGCTTCATTATTTTTGTGATTGTACTTTCTTCGTCAATATCAATGTTAATTCCTTTTTTCGGGAGGCGTTGTGAAATGCTTCCCGATTCTTTATATTTGCAAGGGGGAACTAAATAATTTTTTCATAGGTTTATGTGATTTAACGGAGCAGTCGTGAGGATTACTCCGTTTTTCCATTTTTAGGCCGTTTTAGGCGGCATTAAGAGTCCTGACGGATAACTATATCACTTTTGGCTTTAAGGCCCGAAAAATGGCTAAACGATAAAAAATAACTTTTTGAGAAAAAATTATACGATTTTTTTTGGTAATTAAAAAATAATGCCTATATTTGCTCTCAGAAATGATACGAAAACGGATGTAGCCGATTCTACAAAAAGTAAAAAAGCTAAGAGATGGAAACTCTGAAATACACCACAAAGCACATCAATCGCAATTACAGAATCAAGGTTTATGGCCAGTTTGAAGGCCAGCAGGTAAACACTCTGGTAGGAGTAAGTGGCCTGATTAGGATGGTCGGGGACATCGCCCTCTGCAATAGGCTTCTTGACAGAGCCGAGGCAGGTTTGGGAGATAAGATTGTATGCAAGCTCCGCAGGGGAATCAAGATTAGTTTCTATATAGCATAACCTTAAAATCACTATAATATGGAACAGTTAAACAAAGTTGAACTGAGGGGTATTGTAGGCAATATCCGTATTCAGCAAGTGAACAATACGAGGGTAGCTCGTATATCAGTAGCCACAGATTACTTTTTTGAGAATCGCAAAGGGGAGAAGGTCTGCGAAACGACCTGGCACTCCGTTAATGTCTGGGAAGAAAAGAGCAGCGTTCCTCTGGATAAGATTCAGAGGGGAGACGGAGTATATATCCAGGGAAGGCTCAGGAATACCAGATATACGGATGCTCACGGAGTAGAGCGGATGCTTACAGAAATAGTCGGCAATAAACTGGAGAAGCTGAACTAATATGGCAAAGAAAGCAATCAGCAGGGAGCAGAAGTATAAGGATGCTCTCGCAATCTCAGGAATAGAGTGGGCTACTGTCAAGGTAGCCTGCTATTCCTTCCCAGAGGAAAACAAGGTACAGATATTCCACTTCGCACTGATGACCGCCAGGGTTAATTATATACTTTTTAATGGAGTGGAGACTTCTGCCTATGTCCTACTGGATAAAGATGATGACAAAAGCCCTCAGAAGATAGCCGAGATAGCTGGCGAACTGGGAGGTACAGAACGGACACCAAATTTATATTAGATATGGTAGGGAACTGTTATATCGGGACTATTCGGGATTGAAAAACCTCCCTCTCAGAAGGGAGGGAGGCGGTCTGAATACCAGGAAGGGCGATACGATTGGTAAAGAGACGCAACAAAGATAGGGAATTGCGGCAATTCACGCAAATTCCCTATTTTTTCTTGTCGGATTTGGGCTTTTCCCGATATCCAGACGCATAGATGGCTCTGCCCTGGGCTTCCGCCTGGGCTTTGGTTGGATAAACTTTGCCTGATTGACCCCACTTGTAGCCTCCAGGCACTTTTCTTACTGGCATAACTGTATGATTTAGTGATTTCAGGGGCTAAGATAGAGAGAAAAGCGGAAAATTTCGTTATTTGGCTAAAAATTTATATAAAAAGTTTTGGAAATTAAATTTAATTGACTATCTTTGCTCTCAGAAATGAAACAGATACGGCTGATTCCGTAGAATTAAAATCATAAATACAATGACAAACGAGCTTTATAATGAGATTATCGCAGCAGTAGTAGAAGATATTGAGAATATTGATATAGAGAACTACTGGCAGCACGAAACTACCTTCTGGTCGGAGGTTGAGGAAGGGAAGTTTTATAGGGTTGTCTATGATGTCCTGGATGCCGAAAAGGTGGAGGATAGAGAAACGGGTTATTGGGAGCGTTCTTATCGTGTTCAGGTTACTAAAGTCTTAGACTGGGATTCTCAAAAGAAGGAGCATATCAATGTGGAGTTTGACCGTAGCAGATTACTTATAGAGGGAACTTTTTAATTCAGAAAAAGATATGATTAGAGTTGAATTGGCTATTGCCAGGGCTAAGGAATCTGGCAAAAAAGTATTGAAGAAGGAGATTGCAGCCAGGCTTTGGCCTGACTCGTCTCCTGAGACTCAGCAAGTCCTTATGACTAAGGTTGTGAGCGGAAAACAAGACAAGCTGAGTTCTGAGCAGTTGAAAACCATCTGCGAGATGACTGGCTGCTCTGCTGATTTTCTTCTGGGACTTACTAATGATTAAGGCTATGAAGAAGGTAAAGACTATTTTCTGGGCTTTGGCTTTCGTTGCCGCTTTTGTGGCTATGTTCTGGAGGCTGGCTTTTGTATTTCTGGCGATTTTCTGTGCTGGGATGTTCTACTGGCGTTACAACGCTTATTCTGAAACCATCTAATTAAGAGCGATACGATTATGGAAGAAATCAAGAATCAGGCCGTTGAGCCTACTGAAATTTACCCTGGTATGACAGTGGAGGAAATGAAGGCTCTGTACTTCAATGCAGATGCCCTTCGTGAGCCTCCTTACAAGCTCTACCAGTTGAACTCCGAGGGGCATAGGTATTACTACCGCTTCAATGAGCAGGGAGAGCCTATCTTCTATCCCTCTGTTACTACGCTTCTATCCCAGACAATGCCGACCAGTCCATTTCTCATTGATTGGATGCTGGCTAATGGCAAGGAGGGAGCGATTGAGAAACGAGACCTGGCAGCAGCCTATGGAACATTTATGCACGGCCAGTTTGAGAGCCTTCTTATCGGCAGAAAGTATGACTTTGACTCCGTTCCAGTCGTGCTTCTTGATTATATGCAGAGAAATAATCTTCCCGACAAGGTGTATGGAGAATGGCTGGTGCGAATCAGGAAAGATGTGCTGGCCTTTGCTCAGTTCGTAAGGGACTGGAATGTGCGACCCCTGGCCGTAGAAATAGCCCTTTGCCATCCTGATTTCCATTACGCTGGGATGCTTGACCTTCCTTGCCTTATGACCGACCCGAAGACTGCTGAGGATTTTACAGCTATTGTGGATTTCAAGAGTGGCCGTAAGGGGTTCTGGGAGGAACACGAACTGCAACTGCATCTCTATAAACCGATGTGGGAGGCGAACTTCCCCAAATTCCCGATTCAGAGGCTTTTCAATTTCAGCCCGAAGGACTGGAGGACAAAACCTACATACAACCTGAAAGACCAGACGGATAGCGTGAATGCTGCAAAGCTGCCGCACCTTCTGAGCCTGGCTGCTATTGAGGATGAAAAGAGGGAGAATACGCTGACTATTATCCGAGGAACGCTTGACCTGGATAAAGATGCCCTGGCAATTTGTTATCAGACCCTTTCGCTGGCCGAGTTTATCAAGAGCAAGAGCCAGGAGAAGGCAGCACCTTCCGAGCCTGCGGCTATGCCCGACAATAAGGCCGAAAATAAGGCCGTTTTAAAGCCTCAAACCCCAGAGCCAACACTTTCCCCAGGCAAAGGCGATAAGCCCGAAAAAACGAAGATTCCTGAAAAATTACCCTGGGAGGACAATGAGCCTGCTGGTAAATTATTAGACACTGAAATTGAGATTTAGCTATGAATGGAAGAATACATAGACCAGAGCAGGATGGAGCGTCCATTCTGGAACTGCCTGAGATTGGCAGGCTGCATATTGGCAAGAAGCAACTGAGCCAGGGAGGAAAGGAATACCCAGTATCTACTGACTATTTTATTCCGAGTGGTAAGTATGCCGAGCTATTCACGAAAGCCCTGGGAGAAAAGCCTTCAACAATTCAGATAATCTTTCCCGATGATAATCCGCAGAAGGTTTGTAATGAGCGTTACGAGTATAGGGATGATAAGGGGGCTTTGGTGGCCAGGGGAGATGGTAGAGTCTTTGAAATCTGGGATGGTAAGAAGTATGCTCCCTATTCCATAGAGCAATATCCTGATATAATGGCTCAGATAACGGCAAAGAATCCGACCAGGAGGGGGGCTGATAATTGGGATGTAGTGCTGACCCTGCGTTTCATTGTGCCAGCAGTGAGGGGAGTGGTAGGAGTATGGCAGTTCAGCACGAAGGGAAGGGCATCTTCTATCCGTAATATTCGGGAATCCTTTGACGGAGTGCAGATGATAAGGGGAACGGTTACTCAGACGGTTTTTGACCTGGGAGTCCAGTTCGCCAAAAGCAATAAACCGAACACGAATTCCAGGTACCCAGTTGTTTCCCTGGTAGCGAATGATAATAGAGTGAATGATATTAGGGCTATGCTGACTCCAGAAAGCACGACCAAGAATCTGCTTTTGAGCAATGGAACTGAATAGGAAAATAGATTTTGCCATTAAACTCTTACAAGCCATTCCGCAAGATGGCACGATAGAACTTTCGTATTCAGGAGGGAAAGACTCCGATGTTATTCTGGAACTTGCTAAAATGTCTGGAATACCATTTGAGCCTATCTATAAAAATACAACCATAGACCCTCCTGGTACGATAGCTCATTGTCGGGAGATGGGAGTTAAGATTATGCCTCCCAAAAAATCCTTCTTTGAGATAGTAAGACAGAAGGGATTTCCTTCCAGATTTACGAGATTCTGCTGCGAGGTATTGAAAGAATATAAGATACACGATAGGGCTATTCAAGGAATCAGAAGAGAGGAAAGCACTAAGAGAGCAGAGAGATATAAAGAGCCTGAATTTTGTCGTACTTATCCAAAAGGGGATAAAGTAAGAATCTATCTTCCTATTCTTGAATGGACTTTGGAGGATGTGGCGATTTTCGTTAAGGATAGGGGGCTTAAATTAGCTCCAGTCTATTATCGTGAAGATGGAAGTATTGATTTCACTAAAAGGCTCGGTTGTATAGGTTGCCCTCTAGCCTCGGAAAAGAAAAGGATTGAGGCTTATAAGGATTATCCAAAAATGCTTAAAGCCCAGCTAAGAGCCATTCAAGATTTCTATGAGCTACACCCTGATACAGTGGGTACAAAAATGTGGGGAGGGGATGCTTATAAGAAGATGGCTGCTGGCCTATTTTTCAGTGATAATCCGAAGGAATTACTTGAAGATGGTCTTTTTGAGATGCCTAATGCAAAGAAATTCTTAGAGGAATATTTTGGAATTGAGCTATAATGATTATATTTGCTCTCGGAAATGATGATTGTGGCAGCAATCAATAGGAAAGTTAAAGCCTCGTAGAGTAAGCCAAAAGCTGCCACTTTTGACTGAAATATGAGGCACTTTTTTTAAGATGTCAGAAATAAGCATATACCATCCACCAGGGGAATTTATCTATACTGTCTGGGATGAAAAGGGAAAGCCATTATATGTAGGAGGGACGAAGGATATTATGGCTAAATCTTTCAAATTTGATTTCCCTTATGCAGATATTACTGGAGAATATTGGCGATTCTCAGGTTATACCTATGAATCGGAAATTGATAAGAGGATAGCAGCGTTGAAACCTAAGTATAATACCAAACTTAGGACTTCTATGACTAAACCTCAGCTATTAAAGCATTTCAAATCTATTTTCAGAGCTAATAATCTTCCTTTTACTAAGACTGAGAAGGAATTTATTTCTTGCCAGCTTTGTGATTGCGAAGAAATATCATTCCAGGGTGAACTATTCTATCTTTTGGAAGACCGTAAAATGATTGAGGCAATAATCAAAGAGGAATATGGAATACGAAATATCTAATCATAGACATTATTCGGATTTCACTATTATTCCGAATAAGATTTTGCGGAGCAAAGAACTCTCTTTCATTGATAAAGGTCTGCTTTGTTTCCTGCTCTCATTACCAAATGACTGGAAGATAAATTTGTCTTATATAGCAGAAACTTATGGAGAATCCGAAAGAGCCATATTGAAGTCAATTAAGAATCTAATTGAGGTAGGTTATTGTAAGAGAACTCCATTACGCAAGGATGGGAAATTGAGAGGCCAGCATTATCAGATAACAGATATAGCCAATGATTTTTCTGCCCCTATAAAAAATGAGGGGTCTGAAAAAGCAGACCCTCAAAAAAAGCAGACCTCAGAAAAAGCAGACCCTCAGAAAAGTGAGGGGTCATATAAAGAAAATACTCTCTTTAACGAAGAAATTATCTCTGTTAAAGAAGAAGAAAATAAAGAGCCAAAAATCTCAACTCGTGAAAGAAAATGTCTTTTTGCTGAGAGCAAATTTTATGATTTTGAACTCTTTGCTAAATGCTTTGAAAGAGATAATGATTTCGCTGGAGTTGATTTGCAATACTATTACAGTAGGATAAAATTCTGGTCAGGTGCTAATAATCAGAAGAAATGTGATTGGATTATGACCGCTAAGAATTGGATGCTTACTGACTATAATAAGGGGCAGCTTAAAAGAATAGATAATTCTAATAGTAGCTCACTCTCTGCAAGTGCTATAAAGTATCTTCAAGCAATGGCTGACTAATGGAACAGAGTTTAGTCATCAAGAGAACATTCCCTATGTCTGAATATAGGGCTTTGGTAAAGCTTCCAGAGGTGGTAGGGATACTGACTCCAGTTGAGAGGGCGGTATTGCTATCCGCAGCCGATAAGACAATAGCCGAATATTCAGGCGGTGAGCTGGCTTCGGAATTGAGGGATGCCCTGCAATGGATAGCTAAGGATATTGGCTACCGAGTGGCCGACCAGGGGGACTGGCAGTATCTTGTAGTCAGGACTGCTGAGATTCTGAAACGATATTATCCTGGTTTGACTTTAAAGGATTTTCGGATGGCGTTTGAGATGTCAATTACTGGAGAACTTGATGACTTCTTACCGAAGGGCAGGGATGGCCAGCCAGACCGCAATCACTATCAGCAATTCAATGCGGATTATATATGCAAGATTCTTAATGCCTACAAGCAGCGCAGGAACGGAGTGATACGCAAGGCGAGGGAGGCCGTTCCGCAGCCAGAGCCAGAGAGAGATTATGAAAGCGAGAGAAAATATCATAAGCTGGCCTGCCAAGACCTCCTTAATGTGGCTGAATATTATAGGCAATTCAGGAAGCTGCCTGATATTTCCCCTATTGCGGAAATGCTCTACTATAATATCCTGGCTGGAGTGGGGATTGCTCCGAAGATTGAGATAACAGAGCAGGAGCAGAAATATGTCTTCCAGCAGGCTCTGAATCATTATGCCAGGAAGGGGTTAGTCTGGGATATGAATCGTTTGAAAAGCGAGGGAATAACCTCTGAGGAACTGAGGCACGATGCTTTCAGGGCATCCAGACGGAAGGCACTGGCAGAGGCTTTGGAAAAAGTGTATCAGGAGGGGATAAATCTAAAAGAGTTGATATATGGAGAAGATTAAGATAAATTGCGTGATAGGCATTGACCCAGGTGCGAATGGAGGTCTGGCGGTATATATACCAGATTGCAAGACTAAGGCGGTAAAGATGCCGAGTAATATTGCCGATTTGAGGGATTTCCTGGGCTATTATAAAGAGAATTACAAACCTATCGTATTTCTGGAGAAACTTTCCGTAAGGCCAGATGATGTAGCCACCGAGGAAGGCAAGGCAAATCTTGGAAAGTTGTACCGAATCCAGAAGATGATTGCTAACTTTGAACACCTGAAAGCAATTATTGAGGCTATCGGTATTCCGTATGTGATGGTACATCCTGCAAGCTGGCAATCCAAGCTGAAACTCAGGAAGCCTGGGATGAAGGAGGAAAAGGCTGACCGTAAGCGCAGATACCAGGGAATAGCAGCACAAGCCTATCCAGAGGTCAAGGTTTCTCTCTGGGGTGCGGATGCGCTGCTGATAATGCACTTTGGACGCTGGGCTTTGGTTAATGACCAGAAGTGGATTAAAGCTAATCTTCCTGATAGGGAATATGATAAGTTATTTTAGTTAGCCGGAATTAACTGTGTCTAATAATTGTGTATTGGGGATAAGGGAGCCGTAAACGGCTGGCGGCTCCTCCCCTTTTAAAAGAGATAAATATGGGCTACTATAAATACGCTGATAATGACCCCGAATATGTTACTGAACAGATAGAGGGGCACGAGAAGATAAAAGAGCAGAAACAAGGCTGCTACTATTGTAGATACTTAGATGGCTGTCATACTGCGGTATGGAGGAAAGGCCAGACTTGCGACTTGTTTATAGGGAAATAGAGAATAGATAGATATGGACTACGAGAAGAAATACAAAGAGGCTCTGGAAAGAGCAAAAATGATTTTATGTAATCTCGGAGAAGGCTCAGGTAATATCCGTGATATAGAATCCATCTTCCCCGAACTCACCGAGAGCGAGGACGAGATACATAAAAAATGGATTTTGGAATACCTCTATGATGGTTTGCGAAAAGCTGACGAGCAATTCAAAGACCATTTTAGGTCAGCGATAGCTTGGCTTGAAAAGCAGAAAGAGCAGAAGCCATCAATTTCGTGCGGTCAGGAAAATGATACAGAGTGGAGTGAGGAGGATGAAGAAAAAATAAATATCATTTCTGAAATCATTGAACACTGTATATCTATCCCTCATAGTGGTGGGAAAGGAATACTCAGCAAGGAGTATAAGAAGGAATTGCAATGTTTTATTGAATCCCTCCGTCCTCATTGGAAACCCAGCGAGGATGAAGAAAGGTTGATAAACACTTCCATATCCTTCTTAAAAGACTTTGCCGATAAAGGATATGAGAATGCCATAGAATGTATTGATTGGCTTAAATCAAAATTGAATGGCAACGCTTGTAAATAAAAAGAATCGGGAAGTAAAAGTCATTATCCCGAATATGCGTGAGTTTAGAACATTCTACTCTGATAATGAGGGAGTGATTGGAATGTTCTTCAAGAGAGATTGGGAAGAAGAAATTGCAAAGAAAGAAGAACATTGGAAGCCCAGCGAGGAGCAGATGAAGGCTCTTGAAGAATGTGGGGAATGTACGAGGAGCATCAAGGAACTCTACGAACAATTAAAGCGATTGTAATATGAAATACATTGACGCAGAAAAACTGAAAAACGAGATAGAAAAACTCCTTGCAAGGGCAAATAGGCGCACTGATAAAGAGCATCTATCACATAATTCCGAAATGGAAAAGTTTGGAGAAGATTATTGGAATGGGTATGGCGACTTTGCGTATGGTCTTTTAGGCTATATTGACTCTCTCCAGCAGGAGCAACCCTCCGAGGACTTGGAGGAAGCGGAGGATAAGTATATTCGCAGAGTTGCAGATGCCTCTCGGGAGTGGACTACGCAAAATATAGCAGATGCCTTCAAGGCAGGAGCAGAGTGGCAAGAAAAGCAAGACCTTAGATGGGCGGATGAAATCCACAAGAACGGCTACAATTTATGCAAGGAGCAGATGCTCAAGGATGCGGTGGAAGGAGAGGTTTGTAAAGGCCATATTGTTACCGAGAAACCCTTTTACTTTTACCAAAGTAGGCTTATTGAACTTCCTGATAATTTAAAGGAAGGTGACAAGGTAAAAATCGTAATCGTGAAGGAGGACTACTACGACAACCAACGAAAAAGTTAGAGAAGAATCGTGGATTAAAGTATAGGAGGATAAGAAATGAAAGCACCAGATAGGATTTATATTGAAACTAATACGTGTGAAGCATTTTCATCAAAATGGACTACTATACCATTTAAGGATTTTGAAAATACCGAATACATCCGCAAGGATGCTCTGCTGGAGTGGCTGGGATATACAAAGAAACTATGGCAGCAGACATCTTCAAGCCAAGCGGCTCTCCAGACTTTAGATATGGTAATAGGACACATCAATACAATGTAGATATGCCTACAAAGATATTTACTACCATAGTAGCTGACTGTCCTTTCGGAAAGGGCGTAAAGATAGATTCCACGCAATGCCGGAGCTGCCCTCAGTATTTCCGCCAGGGTACTGGAACATTCTTCTGGTGCAGGTATCCAGTTCCAGAAGTTGAGCCTCCGAAAAGGAAAAGAGGGAGGCCGGCGAAAAAGGACGATTTTAGGCCGAATAAGAGGCATAAAACCAAAAAATGATAAATTACCTATGGAAAGATTTGAAGCTCCGAAAATAGAAGATTTGACAAAAATAACCCCAGAGCAATCTGCGGAGTATGTGCGTTATGTAGCAGAACTTCGCCACCAGCAGCGCAGATATTTTGCGACACGCAAGCCCGATGCTCTGGAAGCCAGCAAGCAAATGGAGAGGGAACTTGATAGGCTCAATTCTCGTTTATTAGACCCAATGCCAAAATTATTCTGAAAGATTATGGAAGTTCAGGCGTATATATCAAGAGATGTAGCAGGAACGCACCGAATATTCTGCAAGAGGGTTAAACATAAATGGTGGTTTGAGCTGGGGCATCATAGGGAGACTGATATAGCTTTCCAGAAGGCTCTGGCCTCAGGGGAAGTACAGTGGAGGGATAAAATTGAGGATAGCAGTCAACTTTTTTGATAAAAAACGCAAATATTTATCTAAAAAGTTTTGGTAATTAAAAAATAATGACTATATTTGCTCTCAGAAAGGATGAGTTAATCCAACCGACCAGGCGGTTTCCTGGTAACTTAATAATTAAGAAAAAATGAAATCTTATAAGACAGAGATTGAGTTTGCCGAGAATGGAATTTTCCTTTCAGTAGAGGCTACTATTTCTTCGGAGCATTTTAATAAATTAGTTGCAGAGGGTTATCGGTTATTGAACGATGGAACTTATCTGGAGAACGAGCCAGGTGTTGCAGCGTTTTATTTCTTCAAACCTTATAACGCATAGGAGGGAAATACATTGCTCTGTGGTGTAATGGTAGCACTCTGACCTTTGGAGTCAGCAGCCCTCGTTCAAATCGGGGCAGAGCAACAAAGACAGACCAGGCTGATTCCTGGGGATATTCAAAACAAAATTTATGGAGAAAATAATCACTATTTACAAACTGGATGGAGTGAAGGGGTGGCCGTACCGTGTACTCATTGACGGAAAGAAAGACCCCTGCAATCGGGATTTTGAGGATAGGGAAGATGTCCGAACTACCTTTGCAGCCTTAATGGAAGCAGGTTTCTATAAAGGCTATACTTTTGAAGTGCAACTTAACTAATTCAAGGGCGATATGATTATCAAGAAATTGCAATTACTGAACTTCCAGGTTATTGAGAAGTTTGAGGCTGATTTTTGCGGCAATGTCTATCTGGTTACTGGAGATAATGAACTCGGTAAATCTACTCTTTTGAAGGCTATTGGAGCTTTGCTTACTGGCCAGAGGGATGATGTTCTCAGGAACGGTGCGAGCAAGGGCTTCGCCAAGATGGTGGTCGGAGATGATGGTGAGGAATACGAGGTTTCTCTTTCCTTCACTGAGGCCAATCCCAGGGGGACGCTTACTATCAAGCAGAAGACTACTGGAATGCAGACTAACAACGTTACGATGCTTCAGAAGATTTTTGGTTACCAGGATTTTGACGCAGTTGAGTTCACAAGGTGGAGCGAAACTGCAGAAGGCAGGCGCAAGCAGATAGCCGTAGTCAAATCCCTGCTTCCTGAGACCGTCAGGGAAAAGATAGAGAAAATTGATGCGGAGGTATCAGAACTCAAAGATAGGCGAACTGGCGTGAATAGGGATGTCAAGACATTTGCTGCCCTGCTGAAACCTATTGAGGCCAAGATAGAGCCAGGCGATGTTGATAAGTATTCCAAGCGGATGGATGTCTCTGACCTTCTGGCGCAGCAGGAGCAAGTAGCCCAGTTGAAGGAAAAAGCTAAGACGGTCAAGGCTGCGCTGGAGCAAAGAACGCTTCAACTGTCAGCCCTTCCTGGAAGGTTAGAAACCCTGGAGAAAGATATGAATGAGGCTCTTGCTCTTATTAGGCTGGAAAGGGAAGAAAAGGAGAAAGCCTGGAGGCTCAGGGAGGAAGCAGCTAAGGAACGCTATAACTCAGGTCTTGCGGCTTTGGCCGAGGAAGAAAAAGACCTCAAATCAAGGAAGGCTAATGCAGAGAAATGGCTGGCTGACTATGAGGCCGCAAATGTAGTAAAGACTGATGTAACTGAAATGCTCGCTCAGGCTGATGCTCATAATGCAAAGTGTTCACTCGTGGAGCAGTATCTGGAGAAGAAAATGCAATACGACCAGGCTAATAATGAATCGGTAAGGATAGAGCAGGCGATAGCCGACAATAGGGAGAAGAGGGCTGAACTGATAGCCGCTTCCAGCCTTCCGATTGAGGGGCTTTCATTTACCGAGGATGGACTGGAGTTGAATGGTATTCCATTCGTTCCTGGAAAGGTGTCTGATAGTCAGGCTATGGAGATAGCTGCCAAGCTGGTTATCGCAAGCAATCCCACTGTTAAGGTGTTCCGCATAGCCAGGGGAGAGAGCCTGGGTGCAAAGAGGCTGGAGGCTATCGTAGAGATGGCTCGTAAGAATGGATTTCAGGGCTTTATAGAGCAAGTCCAGAGAGGCCAGGAGGATATGAGGGTTGAAGAATATACCGAGCTATGAGAAGGCTTTATCGCTTAATTAGGACGATGTTAAGGGCGCAGCGGATAGCCGTCATAACGGAGCAGTCCTTCAAGGAGGCTGTCCGTAGCTGCGCTGATGTTTCAAGGAATAACCATTCACTGAGTTTTATGGTACATAAGATAGGAGCGTTTGGTAGTCCAGATATAGAGCAGATAGACAGACCGCATTTAGTAACTATCTGGGAGGGTGCTGATTTTGTGGTAATCAAGGACGGAAAGATTTATGAAATGACGCAGAGATGAAAATCAAGGAAATCCAACAGAAGATAAACAATTGCAAGGCTTTGCAAGGCAAGACCGTTGCAGATATAGTGGAGATGCAGAGATTCCAGATGAATCTGACTAAGTATTTCACTGCTCAGAAGGAGGATAGGAAAGCTATCCGTTCCTCTTACCTGGCTATGCAGAAGATGGGAAACCGTATGGGCTACAAGCTACCAGCTCACGCCATAGACAAAGTGATGGACTGGAGCGTGGAAGACTTGGCAGTTGAATACCTCAGAATCTTCAATAAGGAATCCAATGAGAGTGCAGCCGTGCGGAAGTATATTTTCCAGCTTGCTGGCCAGGCTTATAACCTTACGATAGCTCAGATAGTATGCGAGGAATTTCCTGAACTGGAGAGCTATTTCTTCCCCAAATCAAAAAAGAACTGAAATGGCAAAAAAGATTTCAGAGGCTGGGGTAATAGGGGAAGATGGAAGGCTCAGGCTCCCTATGGAGAGAGTAAATGCTTTCTTCAAGGCCAACAAGGGCAAGCGTATTATCGTAAGATTTGAGGCTGCTGAAATTGGCTCAACTGAGGCTCAGCTTGCGTATTACTTCCAGTACATTGTCCCCACAATCCAGGCGGCTCTCTGGGAGACTGGAGAGCGGATGAATGAAAAAAAGGTTGATGAATGGTTGCGGCAACAATGTCCGTCAATTTTTGAAATATTTATACCACCAACGAAAGAGCAGGCGGAACAAGGTTATTTGGGTTGCACAGAAACCAAGGGAATACGGGATTTATCCGTTTCGGAAATGTCGGATTACTTGGATTGGCTGAAACAGTTTGCCGCCGAAAATCTATATGTTTATATTGAGGACCCGAGAACGTTATGATAAGGAAATTTTCTTGTTTGTGTTGCAAGCATTCGGATGGGGTTATTATTAGTATCCCAAATTCAAATGTAACGTATGGCCAAAATTGGTGTATGCCAAAAAATCGTTCAACATTTAACGATGTGCCGTGTTGGCATTTTAGATTTGATATTTCAAAATATAAAGAGTTAAAAAAATATGAGACACATTGACGAAACACAATTCGTAGATTATACGGTGGATTGCGGATTTACCGCCACCTATAATTCTCTCAGGGATGCTATCAAGCTCTTTAATGACAGAGAAGGCAGATGTATCCTATACGGAAACAAGCCAGATGGAACGAGAGCTATCTTAGACCAGAAATAAATGGAGGGCGATACGATGGAAATTAAAGATGTACTTTTCTTTGACTGCGAGACCACTGGCATTCCTGAGAGGTCAGCCAAATGGAATGAGGACTATATGAATTATCCGTATATCGTTCAGCTCGCCTGGATGATTGAAGGGAAGACCGAGAGCTATATTATCAGGCCAGAGGGCTGGGAGATTCCAGAGGAAACGGTAGAGATTCACGGAATCACTACTGAGCAAGCCCTGAAAGTTGGAGTGCCTTTTGCGGTGGTGGTGGATTTGTTCCTGGCTGACTGCCACTCGGCAGGACTGCTTGCAGCTCACAATATCCATTTTGATACGAGCATTATCAAGGCCAATATCCTGCGTGAATTGGGGGAGGCTTACTACAAAGCAAGCGGAGCCGAGGAAGCACTTTTCAAGGGCAAGCGGATTGATACTATGCAGAAGTCTATGAAGTGGGTGGATGCCAGGACTTCCAACGGCAGGCTGAAATTCCCCAGGCTGGAGGAATTGTATTCAAGATGCTTCCCTGGGGAAACCTTTCCTGCTCACGATGCCCTGGAAGATGTCAAGGCGGTAGCCAGATGCCTTCCTATTCTATTGGAGCAGGGTCTTGTTGAGCTTAAAGTTAAGGACTATCCCCAAGAGTTCTCAGAAACCCCGATTTTAAGCCCAAATTCGGGCATAAAGACGGAAGCTGATAAATTACCCAGCCAGGCCGTTCAAGCTCCAAAAACGGAGGATTTTCCAAAAATAACTTCCATAGTGGTAGATAGACTGCTGGGACAAGATAATTTTTAAGATATGGCAAAACAGATTACATTGCACAACACGCCTCAGTTCTATGTTGAATATACGAAGAACTGGCTGGCGAAAACTCCAAAGGAAAACAAGGTGGAAAGGCTTATTGTGGAGGATATAGCTACGCTCATTGAGATAGCAGCCGAACACCTGACACCGCAGCCAGCGGAACTGGCTAACGATAAAAATTCTTAAACAGATGGAAGGGTATATTCCAACAGAAAAGGATTTCAATCTGAGCAAGGTAAAGCTCTCCAAGACTGGAGGCATTCAGGTTGAATATCAGCTTACACAAGTAGTAGGAGATGAAAGCTCCGTACTGGATAGAAAGGAGACTTGCACCAGGGATGTGCATCCCGATTTGCTGGCTCTTTTTGAGGATTTAAGAATCATTGTCGGAAGGACTTTCGGTATCACTTCTTTCCTGAGCCTGATTGATTCGGATGATTTCAAGCTGCCAGAGGGAAAGAAAGAGCAGGCTCGCCAGTTTGCCGATGAACTGCTCCAGAAAATTGAAGTAAGGGGCGTTTCCTGGTCGGGAACTGCTGAGAGCGTAGGAGTGGTAATCACTGCTATCTTTGAGACCAGCAATGGCCTGAAAACCGCCATTAATACTCCGAGGATAAAGATGGCTCAAATCAGCTTCGGTTTTGAGGAAGAACTGGAAAAGATAACAGACTCCATCAAGGCTGAGGTATATGCTTATCTTTTCAAGGGAAAGCAGGCTCAGTTATCACTCTTTGGAGGGGAATCGGAAGGAGAGCAAGAGTAATGCCTACGAAGATAGAATTTCGGGAAGAATACGACCTTTGCAAAGCTCACGGAATAGAGCCACTGATTGACAGAAGGTTTCCTATGGCTATTTCCTTACGGAAACAGATTCAGTGGGAGCTATTCGGAAAAGGGCATACTCCAGAGGAAAACGAGAAATTCTATCGGTACTGTTGGAAGGTCTATCCGCATATCTGCCAGGAATGTCTGAGGCCATTGCAGGAGTATTCCGCAATCTATGTTTCGCATATCCTTACCAGGGGGGCTAATCCAGAATTGGCTCACGACCCCAGAAATGTCAATATACTTTGTTTCAGATGTCATTCAATCTGGGAGAATGGTAAGAGGGAAAATATGCGGATATATCGTTCCAATCAAGCAAGAATAGAAATGTTGAGAAATGAGTACAAGGAGAAACTATAATGATATTGTCCGTCTGTCTATCGGCAGGGATTTTCGCAATGCCAATTTCAAGAAAAAGGAAGTTCCTGAGAGCCATATCAGAAGGGTATCTGAACTGAATGCAGCGAGTAGCTATGCACCGTACAAGAATCTGGTCATAGGAAAGCTCGTTAGACTTATATGCTCGGGCACTTATGGAGGAATGTGGGTTGAGTTCGTATATGAGGATGACCGCCAGGCACTCAATAGGGCGGCAGGATGGTCGGACGAAAAAAGGAAGTATCTCCTGGACGGGGTGAAATTCAAGGAAGTCAAATAAACAAAATCAGTATTCAGATGAATTTAGTCGTACTTAGGGGAAATGTCGGGCAAGACCCCAAGATTACCACCTTCAAGGAAGGAGGTAAGGTTGCCCAGTTTACGCTCGCTACAACCGAGCGAGGGTTCAAGACCCAGGACGGAAGGGATATTCCAGAAGAAACAACCTGGCATAATATCGTAGTTCGTAAGACTGGTCTGGCTGGAGTCTGCGAGCAGTATATCAAGAAGGGAACACCGCTTCTGATAGAGGGCAAAATCAAGACTCGTAGCTATACGGATAACGCAGGCCAGACCCGATATGTAACGGAGATTTTCGTGGATGAGATGGAGTTGCTTGGAGGCCAGAAAAGGGAGACTGCACCTGCTCCAGAGCCTGAGTATAGACCGAGCAATCCGCTCACTTCTGGCACTTTTCCGTCAGGTGGGTATAATCCAATCGCAGGGGATGAAGATTTACCAGCAAGATTTTAGCTATGCAGATTGACCGTAAAGACTACAATCCAGAGGAACACGAGATATCCAGGGCGTTATGCGTAAAACAACCATACGCAGACCTCCTGACTCGTGTTTCTTTTCGTGATAGCGAGGGGAATTTCCACGCTACAAAAACGATTGAAGTACGCAGCCGGAACACAAAGTTCAGGGGAGATGTCCTAATATGTTCCTCAGCGAAGCCAGTCCTGGAAGGACACGAATCGGCAGTAACTTGTGGCTTTGTTGAGCTATATGATGTAAAGCCAGTGGAGGAATTTACCGAGGCTGACTGGGAAGCTACTTGTATTCCTGAGAAAGACCGTCCGAGCAAAGGTTTCGGCTGGCTGGTAAGGAATCCCAGGCGAGTGGTAGAGATGCCTATCAAGGGGCAGTTAGGTATCTATTCTTTGATAGTCCCAAAGGGAGATATAACAGTTTATCCTCAGCATCTATACCTGGGTAAAGAAGGCTGGGAGCAAATCAAGAAAAAAATCAAAGATGAGTATGGTAAATGATAGATTAAGTCCGTTTGATATGGAGCTATGTATGATGGTGGAAAGCCTCACTCAGAAGCCTTGTGCGCCAGAGCCTGAAAAGGATTTTTATCGCATACAAGTTGATTATTCAACAAGGCCAGAGCCTGATTTTGTAGCTGCACTTATAGCTGCCATTGAGGGCAGGGCTGGGGAACGCTTCCTGAGTGTAGAGGATTTCCCTGATAATAAATTCTTGCTGATACGGATAAAGTATTCAGAAGATAAGCTACCCTTCCGCTATGGAGATGAAAGGAATAAGACTGAGCCAGACCTTTCGGTGGCCGATACTTACTGCCGAGGGAAGGAAGTGCTGAGAGCAGTTCAGGTGCGTAGGACAGACCTGGAACGATTGCAGAAATTCGTAGGAGGGGGAGAGCTTAGAATACCCAGGTGTCCTGACTGCAAGGCAACCTTCCATTTCCTGAATGGGTCGGTCTTCTTGGATGTGGATGAGTATGACTATATCTGCGCTGGGAAGGTTGCTTTCTTTGTGATTCAATGCAGGGAATTTGAGGACGGTTTTCATTTTCAAGAGAAAAAATGCTGATTTTTTGCAAAATTTATCCAAAAAGTTTTGGTAATTAAAAAATAAGCACTATCTTTGCTATCGGATTTAAGAGTTAATCCAATGCACCAGGGCAGTTCCTGGGACTAAAAAATATCAAAGATTATGGCACACGCAAATTCAAACAATGTTTATCAGATGGTCGCTGACCGCATTATTGAGCAGATGAATAAGGGAATTATCCCCTGGCTCAAGCCCTGGCACGGTCTTAAAGGAAACGGCACTGAGGATATGGCTATCAGCTATACCAGCCGCAGGGCATACAGTCTGCTCAATCAGTGGCTTCTCGGAGAGCCTGGCGAGTATCTTACCTTCAACCAGATTAAGGAACTTGGAGGCTCTATCAAGAAGGGTGAAAAAAGCCGCTATGTGGTATTCTATACGAAGGTTTCTTTCACTAAGAAGAATGAGGAAACTGGCGAGGATGAAGTTCACTCCTATCCCCTGCTGAAATACTACAATGTTTGGCACTTGAATCAGACCACTGGCATAGAGAGCAAGATTAAGCCAGGCGAGCAGACTACCGAGTCAGAGCCTGAAATGGATGCTCAGGCAGATTCAATCATCTTGGGTTATCTGATGCGTGAAACCAGCCTCAAATTCCAGAACAATAAGCCCAGCGATAGAGCTTATTATTCTCCTTCTCTGGATGAGGTAGTAGTCCCGATGCCTGGCCAGTATGACAATATGGCAGAGTATTACAGCACCACCTTCCACGAGCTTGTGCATTCAACGATGAAGGAAAGCCGTTGCGATAGGATGGCTGAGAATAAGAATAATACTTTCGGCAGCGATAATTACTCCAGGGAGGAACTGGTAGCAGAGATGGGAAGTGCAATGCTTTGCAGCGTTTCAGGCGTTGAGAATAAAAAGAGCTTCCGTAATTCCGTAGCCTATATTCAGGATTGGATTAAGGCTTTCAAGAATGACCCGAAAATGATAGTCTGGGCTTCCAGTAGAGCGGAGAAAGCAGCAGCCTATATCTGCGGATGAATCCCAAAGAAATAGCAAGGAAGGCTGGGAGATTTCTCCTGGCCTTTTTTGTGTTAAATTTGTGATAATTAAGAATTTTTGTTAGGTTTGCATCAAAGGAGAATCAATATGGCGAATATGATTAAAATTTCAGACCTGGAATTTAATGAGGGACAAATTCAAGGCTTAGACCCTAATCCGAGGCAATGGACTTCGGAGGATATAGAGCAGCTTGCTAAGAGCATAGAAGAAACACCTGAGCTATTGGAGGCCAGACCTCTGATAGCTATTCCTTTTAATGGGAAGTATATAGTCCTGGGAGGAAATCTCAGGCTTGAAGCCCTTAAATATCTCAAACGCAAGAAAGCACCAGTTTATCTACTGCGTGAAGATACTCCAGTAGAAAAGCTCAGGGAGATAGTCATCAAAGATAATAGCTCCTTTGGTGCTTGGGATATGGATATGCTTCAAAGGGATTGGGCTGACCTCAATCTCAAAGAGTGGGGACTTCCAGAGTGGGTGCTTCCTCGTGAGGGAACGGAGGGTGCTATCAATGCTCTCTTTGAGCCTTCCCACGCTGCTGAAAAGAATAAGGATGAGAAACTAACTATTGTCATTCCAAAGAAGCACCAGGAAGCGAAAGAGGTTATCAAGGAAGCTCTTTCTCTGACTTTGGAGGAATGGCCTGGCTGCTCTATTCAGTAATGGATATTATTCTGGCTGGTGATAATGGAAAAGCTAAGATTATTTCCGAATTCTTCAAAGGAGTAGAGGATGGATATTTACTTAGCAGGAGGGATAAGCGGAAATCTATTTCCTTCATTTCGGAAATTCATAACCGAGGGGGAAGCTAATAGTCAGAATTTATTTTTAGCTGGTGAGCATCCAGTCAAGAATGGCAAGATAGCCCTCAAAATAGCAAGAGGTGAAACCGATATGAATTTATTTTTAGCTGCTACATTATCCAGGCCGTATGTCATTGAGCAAGGCAAGGGATTCAAGATACTGGAGAGTTTCTATTATTGCCGAGAAAACGAGGTAATTCCGAGGCTTATGCCCCTGCTTGGGGATTTCCTTCTGGATAGTGGTGCATTCTCATTTATGAGTGGAAAAAGCAGCGTTAAATGGGATTTATTCATTGAGGAATATGCAGCCTGGATAAATCGGTATCAAGTCAAGAAATTCTTTGAGCTTGATATAGATTCAATCGTGGGAATCAAGGAGGTGGAAAGACTGAGAGCGAAGCTGGAGAGATTGACTGGAATCCAACCTATCCCAGTATGGCATAAATCAAGGGGAAAGGATTACTTTCAGGGGATGGCTCGTGATTATCCTTATGTAGCAATAGGAGGGATAGTTACTCAGGAAATCCCTCGGAAGATATACGAATCTGGCTTCTCCTGGTTTATTAGTGAGGCTCACAAGGCAGGAGCAAAGATTCACGGCTTAGGATATACAAGTATTGAAGGACTACACAAATATCATTTTGATTCCGTAGATAGTACGGCTTGGCTTTATGGTAATAGGGGGGGGTATTTATATAAATTCCAACCCAGAACTGGAGACTTTGGTAAGATAAAAGCTCCTGGAGGGCATAGGCTCAAAAGCTCAGAATCAGCTATGTGGAATTTCAATGAATGGATTAAATTTCAGAATTATGCAGAAAAATATCTCTAAAGATTGTGCAATTATTGTTTCAGGAGGGATGGATTCAATCACCCTCTTGTATGAGTATAAAGAACGGATAGCCCTGGCTATAACCTTTGACTATGGCAGCAATCACGCAAAGAAGGAAATAGCCTTCGCAAAGGAACATTGTCAAGAGTTGGGTATAGAGCATATCGTTATCCCTTTGGATTTTATGCACCAGTATTTTAAGAGTTCTCTCTTGGAAGGAGCAGAAGCTATCCCAGAAGGCCACTACGAGGATGAAAATATGAAGTCCACCGTAGTCCCTTTCAGGAACGGAATAATGCTTTCAATAGCTTGCGGAATAGCTGAGAGCAGAGACCTCCAGTATGTTATGATAGCAAATCACGGTGGAGACCACGCTATCTATCCTGATTGTAGGGCTACATTTATTGAGTCTATGTCTCAGGCTATGAGTTATGGGACTTATAAGAGGATAAAGATTTTTGCTCCTTATACTGGTATCAAGAAATCAGATATTGCCAAGAAAGGAGCGATAATGGGGGTTGATTATTCCCGAACTTGGAGCTGCTACAAAGGAGGGGAGAAGCATTGCGGAAAGTGCGGCACTTGTGTTGAAAGGAAAGAGGCTTTTGCCGTAGCAGGATTATCAGACCCAACAGAGTACGAGATATGATTTACAGTGTTTCAAAACAAATGGAGATAGCAGGATGCCACCACTTGACCCTTTCCTATGAGAGCAAGTGCGAGAATCTGCACGGACATAATTGGATAGTTACCGTCTTCCTGGCTTCGGATAAATTGAATCAGGATGGAATGGTAAAGGATTTCGCTCATATCAAGAAAGAAATTCACGGTTACTTAGACCACGGAAACTTCAATGAGCTTCTGGATTTCAATCCTACTGCCGAGAATATAGCCAGATGGATTGTAGAGAAATTCCCTGAGTGTTATAAATGTATCGTGGAAGAATCAAAGGCTAACTTAGCAATGGCCATAGATGAGGATTTCCCGATTGATATTAAATACTTGCTATAATGTTCAAGATAAAGGAAATATTCTATTCACTGCAAGGTGAAGGTCGCTGGTCTGGAACACCTGCGATTTTTGTGCGTTTTTCAGGATGTAATCTCAGATGTCCTTTCTGCGATACTGATTTCTCTGGAGGTATAGGTTATTCAGAAGAAAGCCTGATTCAAGAGATACAGACATATCTTCCCTGCAGGTTCATAGTTTTCACTGGTGGCGAGCCAACTTTGCAGCTTACCGAAAGCCTTCTGAGCAACCTGCGGAATCAAGGTTATTACCTGGCTATGGAGACCAATGGTACGAAGCCTTTTCCTGCTACTCTTAATTGGGTTACTATTTCACCAAAAACGGACTTTTTAGGGGCGTCAAACCTTCATAAGGGAAATTATATTGCCAATGAGGTGAAGGTCGTTTATACGGGCGAAAATCGGCCAGAAATCTATGCTTTGCTGGGTAAAGAGAAATATATCCAGCCCTGCGATACTGGGAATCCAGAAAAGAACGCAGAGATATTGAAAAAATCAGTTGAATGGCTCAAAGAGCATCCAGATTGGAAGCTCTCTTTACAGACTCAAAAAATCTTAGATATACGATGAATCGGACTATTATAGAAGATGCTATCAGAACTATCCTCACTGAGATAGGAGAAGATATAAATAGACCTGGCCTCCTGGAGACTCCGAAAAGAATCTCCAAGATGTATCAGGAGATATACAGAGGCTATGACCCAGGTCAGAAGCCAAAGGTAACGGTCTTTGATAATGGAATTGATGGTATTACCTATGATGCAATGATAGTTGATACTGGCAATTACTACTCTATGTGCGAGCATCATATGATGCCCTTCTTTGGAAAATATGTCTTTGCCTATATTCCGAATCCAAAGGGTAAAATCTTGGGACTTTCAAAGATTGCCAGATTGGTGGACTACCACTCAGCCAGGCTTCAAATCCAGGAGAGACTTGTTTCGGATATAGTCAAGGATATTGAAGAAATCTTAGGCAAAGAATATCCACCCCTGGGAATCGCTCTGTATATGGAAGGGGAACATCTCTGCAAGACTATGCGAGGTGTAAAGAAGCAAGGAAAGATGTCCTGCTCCTACCTTACTGGAGTATTCAGGAATGCAGATGCAAGGGCTGAATTTCTGAGCCTTGTTAAAGAAGTCAAATAACGATGGCAGCAAAAGGCAGACAAGCGAAATATACGCCAGAGAGGATAGCCAGAATCTGTAAGGCTATTGAGAATGGAGAAACAAATGAGACCGCAGCAAAGCTGGGCGGTATCTCTGTCTCTACCTTCTGCGAATGGCAGGCTACAAAGTCGGAGTTTTCGGAAGCGGTTAAAAGGGCAAAGGAGGCATACGAAGAATGGGAACGGAATGGAATACTGGCCGATGCCAAGAAATCCCTCAAAACGCTTATCTGCGGCCAGGAATACGATGAGATTAAGACAGAGTATGAGCAAGACCCAAAGAATCCGAATCAGCCTCGTATCAAGAAGCAGACAAGGACATCAAAGAAGGTTTTGCCGAATGCCACTGCGGTAATCTTCGCTCTTTGCAATAGAGACCCTGAACATTGGCAGAATAGGGTAGCTCAGGATATTACTGGTAAGCTGGAGACTGAGACAAAGGGTAGCGGAGTTTCCCTGGCTAATGTTCCAGACGATTTGCTGGCTAAGGTAATAGATGCAATCAATGGCAAGTAGTGATTTTCAGTCATTCTATAAAACCGTAGAGAGTGGGGAGGGGGATAGATGCAAATATCCGACTCGCTTAGATACCTATGGATGCGGATGTCAGCATAATTGCTCCTATTGTTATGCTCGTTCTTTGCTTGATTTTAGGGGGCTTTGGAATCCAGCCTATCCAAAGGAGGCCGATATAAAGAAAATCCGTAGAATGATAGCCTGGGAATGTCTGCCAGGGGAGATTGTTCGCCTGGGAGGAATGACGGATTGCTTTATGCCAAAGGAAAGGAGACGGAGGATAACGCTCCGAGCTATTGAAGCTCTGAATCATTACGGAGTGGGCTATCTGATAGTAACGAAATCCGACTTAGTAGCTGCTCCTGAATACCTGGCTGCTATGGATAAGAGGCTGGCTCATATTCAAATCTCAGTAACCAGTACGAATGATGCTATAAGCAGAAAGGTTGAGCCAGGGGCATCTCTGCCAGAGGCCAGGATTAAAGCCATAGAAACGCTCCAGAGAGAGGGCTATGATGTAGCAGTAAGGCTTTCTCCTTATATCCCTGAGTTCGTGGATATAGAGCGAATTAAGCGTATTGAGTGCAATAAGTTCCAGGTAGAATTTTTGAGAGTAAATAGCTGGATTGAGAAATGGCTTCAAGGAAGCGGAGTGAATCTTGCTCCGTATAGTTATTCAGAGGGAGGATATAAGCATCTTCCGCTTGAAATGAAAAAGAAGCTGCTGGCTGGAATCCAGAGGGGGGGGGCAGAAATTTCCGTCTGCGAGGATGTTACGGAGCATTATAACTACTGGATGGAGCATTTCAATCCCAATAAGGAAGATTGCTGCAATCTACGGAAGTGATGGATATACAGACTATGCAAATAACCAGGCTCTTGACGGAGCATCCAGAGGAATTTCTGCAAGAGGGGGCGAGACGGAAGCTGATTTGGTTTGCTCAGTACCTCCAGCCAAATTTCCAGGCAACTCCGTTCCATTGTGCGTATTACAGAGTGCTGGACTATTTCATAGAGGGGAGGATAAAGAGACTGATAATCCAAGCACCACCTCAGCACGGAAAGAGCCAGGGGAGCAGTAGGATGCTTCCTTCTGCGTTATTGGGGCATAATCCAGATACGAAGATAGTTATCAGTTCCTATGCAGCTACAATTGCCAAGGACTTCAATAGGGATTGCCAGCGTATCATAGATAGTCCTGAATATAGGTCTATCTTTCCTGATACGGTGCTGAATAATAGCAATGTGGTAACAGTAGCGAATAACTATCTTAGGAACTCCGATGTATTTGAAATTGTCGGACATACTGGCTCTCTGAGGGTAGTGGGAAGGGGCGGCTCTTTGACTTCCAAGACTGCGGATGTTATTATCTATGATGACTTGTATAAGGATAGCCAGGAGGCAAATTCTCCTATAATCAGAGAGAGTGCCTGGGACTGGTTTACAAAGGTGGCTCAGACCCGATTGCACAATGATTCCAGGCAGCTAATAGTATTCACTCGCTGGCATCCTGAAGATATTATCGGAAAGCTGATAGAAACTGGTAAGGTTAAGGAGTGTAATAACTGGTCTGACTTTGATGAAATCGGAGGGGATGAGTGGGCTTTGGTCAATTTTGAGGCTATCAAGACTGGAGAGCCTACGGAGATAGACCCTCGCAAGCCAGGTGAGCCGCTTTGGGGGAAAAGGCACAGTCTGGAGAGGTTGGAGGCTCAGAGGGAGCTTGACCCCTTTGGATTCCAATGCTTGTATCAGGGTCATCCAGGGGATGCAGCAGGAAGGCTCTATCAGCCATTCAAGACCTGGACTGAGAAATCGGACTGGGGGCAGTATGTTCGCTCAGGGTGTTATGTAGATGTAGCTGATGAAGGAGATGACTTTTTATTTGCTGCCAGCTATGATATATACAAGAGTGATAATCAGATTTGGAATGAGAATACCAAACGCTTTGAGCCGTTACTTTTCGCTTTGATTACGGATATTGAATATACGGATGAAAACACCGATGTAACGACAGTAACCGTTCCCAGGCTGATAAATGCCAATGGAGTTCAGAAAGCCTGGATAGAGAGTAATAATGGAGGGGCGCAATTTGAGAAGGTTGTCAAGAAGAAGGTGAGGGCTATTACCGTTCCTTTCTACCAGGGGCAGAATAAGGAGAGCAGGATAGTGACCAATGCTCCTTTCGTGAATCAGCATATCATTATGCCGCTGGGCTGGGAGAAACGCTACCAGAAGTTCTATTCTCATATCACTGGCTTTCTAAGGAAATTTGACGCTAATTCTCACGATGACGATGCCGATGGACTTACTGGAATATATGAGAAAGAGATAGCTGGAGGGAACACCAGGCCATACACCGCAGCGAATAGGGGGGTAACGGTGCATTAAGGACATTTTTAGCCGATTTCAGGAGATTATAGACAAAAGTCAAGTAATTACACTGTTTTTTCGTTCAAGCCCGAAATATGCGATATTTGAAAAAAATAAATATATTTGCACAGAAGTAAGCGGCAAAGGGTCAGCCGTAAGTCATTAACAATTCAAAATTTAAAGAAAATGAGTTTAATTTGTCAATGTCCTGCCGCAAACGCACTCACTACAATTCCGAATGTACCTTGTGCGGAAAATTTCGGCCAGATTCAGAAAGCAGCTTTCCAGAGGCTTCGCCAGGCTGATGGAACGGCAAACAGTTTCACAAGTACGGCATCCATTCTTCTGAAGGCTTCCTGGACTGCGCTCCTGGCAGCTACCGATGGAACGAAGATTGTCGTTTCTCCTTACATCAACGCTCCTGCTGATTCAGGCGGTGACGCTCGTATGTCTTCTGGAGGAAATGATGACCTGGGTGGAGTTGCTACCGTCCTCGGTGGAAATCCAGTTCAGTTTGACGGTCAGATTCGCTCTGTCCCTCAGGCCGTTATCAAGGTTATGAAGGAACTCCAGTGCGAGGCCAATGCTGGCAATCTCGGAGTATTCCTCTTTGATGAGAACGGAAATATTGAAGCCATTAAGGGTGAAACCGATGGAACATATTTCCCTATTCCTATCAGGGGTTTGTTCATAGGAAGCAAGATTCACGGAAATTACGATGCTAAGGATTCCAACCTGATTAGCTGGCAGTATCCTGACAACTATTCAGATGACCTGGTTATCGTGAAGCCGACTGACTTCAATCCTCTTACCGACCTCGTTCCTGCCGCATAGAGTATGAACGCCAAGACAACTACGGTGACGCTGGTTGCAAATGGCGTTACCAGAGAGTTTGAATTTAGCCACGCAGAGCGTATTCTGCGGATGCCTAAGAACGGAGGCTGGGAATTACCGAAGGATTCTAAGTACGAGTTTGTGAACAATGCCTTACAGCGTAGAGGAAATAAGAAGAAGGATAGCGGAGAATAAGAAGGCCGATGTCCTGAGCCGTGCGAAACTGCATCAGATGCGTATCAAGTTCCACACGGTTAAGAGGATAACCACCTTCAATAGTCCGTACATATCCATACCGTTGACCCAGTTTCTGGCAATGGTAGAGAATATCTTACCTCACGACAAATACAAGGTATTTCAAGCTCTGTTCCGCTATCCAGTCAAGACTAACGAATTGACGGAGGTATGCTTTGACAAATTGAGCCGCATATTTGACGGTAGGAATCCAGTATTCAACTATCAGTTCGTTAATTCGGAACAAAGAGAGGACTGGGAGGATTACCGTTTGACCAGGCTGGGAGAGCCTGAAATCTGGCAGACAAAGGGCTGGGAGTTCTTCAAGAGCGAGATTAATTCCGTTCTTATTGTGGATGTTCCGAGAGAACAGACAAGCGAACTCCCAGAGCCTTATTTCTACTGGTTGCCGATAAACGATGTAATAACCTTTGAAGCCAATCCCACGAGCGGCCAGATGGATTATATCGTATTTCGCAGAAGGGATGAAATAGTGGTGCTGGATGATGGCTCTTACCGAGTTTGGGATGACAAGAAGCATACTGGCCAGATAGCAGGAGAGCCGAAGATGGAAGCGGCTCACGATTTGGGCTACTGTCCTGCTCGTTTCTTCTGGAATGAGCCGATAAACCTGGAAGACCCTGATGTCAAGGCTTCCCCACTATCCAAAGAACTGGAGAGCCTGGATTGGCACTTGTTCTACCAAATTTCCAAACGCCAGCTTGACTTGTTCGGTGCTTATCCTATACTGTCAGGCTATGAGCAGAGATGCGACTGGAGCAATGCCGAGAATGGTGATTATTGTGACGGAGGCTATATTAGGGATAAGCAGGGGCATTATAAGATAGATATGTCAGGAGTGCTGATGCGATGCCCGAAATGCGGCAATAAGCGTATCGTGGGCGCAGGCTCTTTCGTAGAGATTCCAATCCCCAACGCTGAGGAAAATCAGCCAGACCTCCGTAATCCAGTCCAGATGCTTACCGTTGATAGGAATGCTCTGGACTATAATGTTGAGGAACTGAAAAGGCAGAGGGAGGAAATCATTACCGCAGTAGTCGGCCAGGATGAGATAGTAACGAATAGGGATGCTTTCAATGAGCAGCAGGTAAGAGCGAACTTTGAAAGCGTAACTACTATCCTGACCAGGGTCAAGAAAGGTTTTGAGGTTGCTCAACAATGGGTGGATGAAACCTGCTGCCGCTTGCGTTATGGAAGCTATTTCCTGAATGCAAAGATTAACTACGGTACTGAGTTCTATCTTTATTCTCCAGAGGAACTGAGGGAACGCTACAAGGCTGCAAAAGAGGCCGGAATGTCAGAGGCTGAGTTGGATATGATGCAGAATCAGATTATCCAGACCGAGTACAGAAATGACCCGATGCAGTTGAGGCGGATGCTCATTCTTTCAGAGCTTGAACCTTATAGGCATTTATCAAGGGCAGAAGCTACCGATTTATTCAAGGCAAATATCATATCCGAGGAAGATTTGCGAATTAAGTTGAATTTCCCCAACTTTGTTCGCAGATTTGAACGAGAGAATATGAATATCCTGGAGTTCGGGTCAGAGCTGCCTTATGAGCGTAAGATAGCTATTATTATGGAGGAGTTCAGAAAATATGCTTCCGAGCTTGATTCTGGCGAATCCAATGTTCAACAACCATAAAAAGAGAAATTATGATTACCAAAGATGGGCGAGACCTCCCTATTGAGAAGCTGACTGCGGAAAACTACATTGTTCCGAAAGGGGAGGAAAAAGACTACCACGCAGTTATTGAGGTCAGGCAGTTTGACCAGAAGACTGGCAGGAGACTCAGCACTCCGAGAATACAGAAGTTCGGAAGGAAGGCTTTTGAGAGTCATATCCAGGCGAGCCTACGCAAGCAGGGGTATGAGGTTACAATCCTCCACGACCCGAATGACTGGATTAAGGAAAACCAGGCCAAATTAGCGGCTCAGGCAAAGGCTAAGGCAGATGCCCAGGCGAAAGCCACTGCAGAGGCAAAAGCAGCCGAAAAAGCGGCTATGAAGGCTGAAATTATCGCTGAATTGAAGGCAGAAGGACTGCTGGCAGAAACCGCAGATGAGCCTTCCAAAAAGGGAGGGAAAAAGACACCGAAAGAATAACCATTAAATTTTATTTTACTATGGCACAGATTGCAGTTCAAGACAACTTATTCATTGATGTTTCCGC